GTATAAAAAACTCACTGTATAATTTAATTAGTTTACATAGACGCGTACAGTCGACGGCCTAGAGACTATGTGAACGGAAACTAGGAGAATAATACTATGGCAAATACAACCTTTTCAGGACCGGTCATTTCTAAAAATGGCTTTATAACTACAGGCCCTGGAGCAACAAAAACAATTAATTCTACTGGCTTAGGTGCTAGCGGTTTAGCTTTAACTGTTAACGACCATGCTGGAAGAATTTTAATTTCACAAGACGCAGATGGTATCTATGCATTACCTTCAATTAACGCTAGCGCTAATGGAGCAACTGCAGGATCAACTGACTACAACAACCCAAATAACATTGGTGCAAGTTTCTATTTTTATGTAGACACATTAGCAACTGATTTACAAATTATAACTGACGGAACTGACAAGTTCACAGGTGCAGCTATGATTGCAGTAGATAATGGAAGTAAAAAAGCTTTCTTCCCAGCAGCAGCAAATGATGTTCTTTCTATGAATGGAACAACTACAGGCGGAATTGTTGGATCTGTAATTCAAGTTACAGCGTTAGAAACTGCTCAATATTTGGTACACAATACTTTGATCTTAGGATCAGGAGCTATTGCTACACCATTTAGCGATACGTAATAATTAATTAGTGTGGGGCTTCGGCCCCACATGTAAATTTTAGGAGATAAAAATTATGTCAACATTTGGATCATCAATTGATGGAGTTGCAACTAACGTAACTACTGAAACTAAAACTGTTCAAACTGGAAGAACTAGAGTATATGGAGTTCATGTATCTGGTCCTAACGTAGCTGGAGTTTTAGAGTTTAAAGATGGTGGAGCAAGTGGAACATCAAAAATAAAATTAAATAAGGCTGCTCATGTTCATGACATGACAATTAATTTTCCTGCACCAATTTTATTTAAAACAGATGTTTACTCTGCTTTTACCACTGAACAGATTACAGCTATCACTGTATTTCATAGCGGCGGAAGTAACTCGTAGGAGGCAACTTGGCTTTTTCAGGCACAACTACATTCGAGAAAACATTCTCGATCGACGATATTATAACTGAGGCTTTTGAAAGATTAGGTTTCTTTGATTACTCAGGTAATGACCTGCGTTCAGCTAGAAGATCATTAAACATAATGCTTCAAGAATGGGACAACAGAGGTATTCATTTTTGGCAAGTTAGGGAACATGCATTTAGTTTAGTTAATGGTCAAAACGAATATGTAATTTTTAGATCACCAAGCGATGGTGCATCAGACGGAATTACAACTACTTTAACATCTGCTATTATTGCAACTACTTTGACTATACCTGTTGCTTCTGTGGCCCAGATGCCTGCTTCAGGTAAAATAAAAATCAATAGCGAAATAATTCAATACAGTTCTATTTCAGGAAATAATTTAATTGTTGCATCAACAGCTGATAGAGGAATTGATGATACAACAGCTGCTTCCCATGCACAAAATGATTCTGTAAATAATTTTGTAAATATGGCTTCGGATATTTTAGAATCTAGTTATAGAAGATCTACAAATGTAGATTCACCTTTAGCTAAAGTAAATAGATCTCAGTATTCAGCTTTTTCAAATAAAACAGCTACAGGTCAACCTTCTAATTATTGGGTACAAAGATTTATAGATAAAGTAACAGTTACTTTATATTTAACTCCGGGTTCAGACCAAGTTGGTGACTTTATGTTTTTCTATTATTTACAAAGATTACAAGATGCAGGTAAATATACTAATGAAGCAGATGTAGTTAATAGATTTGTACCTTGTATGTGTGCAGGTTTAGCTTACTATGTATCACAAAAGAAAGCTCCTCAAAGAACACAAGAAATGAAATTACTTTACGAAGATGAGTTACAAAGAGCATTAGCTGAAGACGGTTCATCTGCTAGTGTTTACATATCACCTAAAACTTATTATCCGGAGATCTAATGGCAAAGTTTGCAAAAGGGAAACACGCTTTAGCAATCTCTGATCGAAGCGGTTTAGCTTTTCCGTGGAGAGAAATGGTTACAGAATGGAATGGTGCCTTTGTTCACTACTCAGAGTTTGAACGTAAGCAACCTCAATTAGAACCAACACCCTTTGTTGCTGATCCACAAGGTTTAGAAAAAGCAAGACCTGCAAGAACAGAATTTGGAACTACAGATTTTTTACCTGAGAATCCATTTACAACAGCTTCAAGTTCAACCTTAGTGAGTGTATCAGAACCAAATAGTGCAAGAGTAAATAATGACATCGTAAGATTTCAAGCTATTAAATCTCAAACTGTTGGTGGTGTAGCAAAATCTACATTAGAACTAACTACAACACTAGCTTCAAACATAACTGCAACTGACACAACTATTTCATTAACAGATGCTTCAGCTTTTCCTACAGCAGGGTTTTTTATGATTGAAAAAGTAGATGTATCAGATGATGGAGATTCTTATTTTAACAATGAAGTTATTCAATACACTGGTAAATCAAGTAATGATTTAACAGGATGTGTGAGAGGAACTAACTCACAATTTAGAGGAGTCTTACCTAAAAACACAACTGCCAGCGCTCATAATTCAGGTGCAATTATTGTTGGCGGTTATTCAATAACTATGATACAAACAACTCAACAACAAGCAGGCCAACCTTCTACAATAACTTTAGAAAATAGTTATACGTTTAACTTGGTTTCAAATGCTTCGAGTACAGAAACAGGAGGAGGTATTCAAGTCTTAGCTGGACCACTGGATACTAAACAAGGATGACATACACAGAATTATTACAAAAGATTAGAGACTATACAGAAGTTGGATCAACAGTATTATCTGACACTATTTTAAATGGTATAATTAATGATGCTGAACTTAGAATCTTTAGAGATGTAGATTCTGACAATAACAGAAGATATGCTACAGCTAATTTAATAGCTTCAACTAGATTTATAGATACTCCAACAGATGCTTTAGTTATTAGATCTGCTCAAATTGTGGACTCTGAATTAGCTGATGGAAATACTAATCAAGAAAGAGATTTTTTACAATGGAGAGATACTAGTTTCATGTCTGAATTTAACCCAACTGCTGTAACCGGTGTACCAAAATATTATAGTTGGTGGGACAAAGACACAATTATTGTAGCTCCTACACCTGATCAAACTTATATAATTCAGTTAAATTATATCTTGAAAGATCCCGGATTATCGAGTACAAATACAACAACATATATAAGTACAAACTTTCCCAATGGACTTCTGTATGCATGCCTTGTCGAGGCTTATGGTTTTCTAAAAGGGCCACAAGACCTCTTGCAATTATACGAACAAAAGTATAAACAAGTGGTAGAAGGCTTCTCTATTGAACAAATGGGAAGAAGAAGACGAGATGAATATCAAAGCGGTGTTCCTCGTATAGGTAAATAGGAGAATAAATTATGGCTATAACACAAGCAATTGCAAACAACTTTAAAAAATTATTACTCGAAGGTGATGCTAGTTTTAAGCAAACTGGTGGTGATAAATTTAAGTTAGCTCTTTATACTTCTTCAGCTACTCTTAACTCAGCAACAACTTCATTCACAACAGGCAATGAAGTTACTTCATCAAACTACTCATCTGGTGGCGGAGCACTTGTAAACAATCCAACTTCTTTAACAGCTGGTGTTGCAAGAGCAGACTTTGCTGACTTGTCATTTCAAAACGTTACGTTGACGGCAAGAGGAGCTTTAATTTACAACACATCATCTGCAACTACTAACTCTGCAGTTTGTGTTTTAGATTTCGGAGCAGATAAAACAGCTACTTCAGGTACGTTTACAGTTCAGTTTCCAGCACCAACATCAACAGCAGCGATTCTTAGGATCTCTGGTTAATCGTAGGAGGTAAACTCCTATGAGTGGATCAGGAACTTGGGGCGCCGGCACTTGGGGTCAAAACCAATGGAATGATTTAGCAGACCCGACTTTTACAGTCACGGGTATTGCCCTCACTGCATCTTTAGGAGACGAGTCAAGCTCAACAGAAGTTAATGTAGGTTGGGGTAGACAAGAATGGGGTCTTCAAGGTTGGGGTATAGCTGGTACAACTATTCCCACAGGTATTTCTTTATCAGCAAATTTAGGTACCCTTGGTATGCAAGGGGACGTAGCAATAACTCTCACAGGTAATCCTTTAACAGCAGACGATGGATCTGTAACTGCAGTTGGTTTAGCTGAAGTTGATGTAACTGGTATTCCACTTACAAACAGTTTAGGAACAGTTGATGCTGGTCCTGATGCTATGGCAGTGGGTGACGCTGTCGTTGCAAGTCTTGGTACAGTAGAAGCATTTAATAATGAAGGTTGGGGTAGACTTGGTTGGAATGTAAATGACTGGGGTGATGCTGGTAGTTCTG